GGGGGTGCCGTTATGAGAAACAGAAAGAAAGGGGGTTAAAGAATGGGACTGATAAGTTATATAAGAGATTGGCTCTCCGGTGACATTACAACGTCAACTGAAATGACATCAGAGGAATTTCAAGTTCTTGTTGCTGAAACAAATTTTAGAGAGATAGCGTTTTGGAGTGCTGTCAACTTAATTGCAAATTCAGTGAGTAAATGTGAATTTAAAACATTTACAAACAATGTTGAAGTAAAAACAAAAGAGCACTATTTGTGGAATGTGGAGCCGAACAAGAATCAAAATTCAAGCGAGTTCATGCACAAGTTCATTGCACAGCTATATTCTAATAATGAATGTTTAGTTATTGAAACGCGAAACGGGCAGTTGTTGGTAGCTGACAGCTTTACGGTAGATGAATATGCACTGACAGATAATTTATTCAGCCAGGTCACAGTGGGGGCATATAATTTTCCCGAAGTATTTAAAATGTCGGATGTTATGTATTTTAAATTATCCGAAAATGATATGCGAGAAGTTACCAAGGCTATTTTTGAAAGTTATGGGAAGCTGCTAACGTATGGCATGGATGGCTATAAAAAAAGCCGTGGCACTAAAGGCGTTTTAGATGTTGAAACAGTCGCCGGAGGTACTGAGGTAGAAAAAGCATATCTAACTGAATTGATCAATAAACGATTCAAGTCGTTTTTTGAAAGCGAAAGTTCTGTTTTGCCATTATCCAAAGGTTTTACTTATACCGATATGGCAAATAAAACCTATTCGAACGAAGGTACCCGGGATATCCGGGCGATGATGGACGATATCAGCGACTTTACCGCCAAAGCATTCGGCATACCGCCGGCGTTGCTGAGGGGCGATATAGCCGGTATTGATTCGGCGATGGGTTCGTATTTGACATTTACAATAAACCCGTTGATATCCATGATACAAGAAGAAATATGCCGTAAAAGATACGGTTATGATGGTGTGTCAAAAGGCAACTATATAAAAATAGATATGAGAGCCATCAAACATATCGATTTACTTGAATCATCAACTGCAATAGATAAATTAATTGCATCGGGATGTTATACGGCAAATGAAGTGCGGGATGTTATTGGAGATGTTCCAATCGTTGAAGATTTTGGTAATACGCATTTTATAACAAAGAATTATGCAACCATGGCCGATGTGGCCACAGGGGTAACGGCAGCAGAACCATTTATACCAGTAGCACCTGAACCATAAAGGGGTGCTTTTTTATTGTAAAAATTTGAAAGGAGGAAACATGAAAAAATATTATTCACTAGTTCAAAATGAGGACACCACAGACATTTATATTTATGGCGATATTACATCATATCCGTGGGACGAAACAGACGTTTCGAGTTATGGATTAGCCAAACAATTAGAAACCGTAAAAGCTGGCACAATTAACTTATACATTAATTCCTATGGTGGGGAGGTAGCCGAGGGATTGGCTATTTACAATTCACTTAAGCGCCACAGTGCAAAAGTTAACGCCTATTGTGATGGGTTTGCTTGTTCGATTGCCAGCGTCATTTTTATGGCCGGCGATGAACGGATTATGAGCAACGCGTCGTTATTAATGATTCATAATGCCTGGAATTTTGTCATGGGCAATTCAGTGGAATTGAGAAAACAAGCTGATGATTTAGATGTTATTTCGCAAGCCGCTTTCAATGTCTATAAGGAATCAATCAACATTGATGATGCGGATTTACAAACATTATTAGACGCCGAGTCATGGTTATTGCCTGAACAATGTTTAACGATGGGTTTTGCAACGAGCATTATAAACGACACTGCAAGCACGGTTAGCCAATGCGCTAAAAATGCGCTGATTAAAAGCGTTTTAATGGAAACAGTTGAAGAATTTGAATCGAAAATTATTGAAGAACCTATTGTCGAGCCGGCGATTGAGCTGGTTTCCGAACCACAGAACAAACTAAAAAATTTTTTATCAGCCATGAAAGGCTAGAAAGAGAGTAAAACCATATGAAAAATTTAGATACATTGCAAGCTGAAAAAACTGCAATCCTGCAAAAGTTCAGCGATTCCATTAAAAACGATGATAATGAAGGTTTCGTCCAGGCGTTTGCCGAACTATCAGAAAACATTCAAGAATCGGTAATGGCCGAAGCTCGGGGGTTAGTACAAACCGCTGACACTGCCGTATTGGCCTCAAGAGGCGTTAGGCAGTTAACCTCAGAAGAAAACAAATATTACACTAACATGATTACTGCTATGAAATCGAGTGATCCAAAACAGGCGGTTGTGTTAATTGATGATGTGTTGCCAAAAACCACCATTGATGCGATCTTCGATGATTTAACCACCAATCATCCATTATTAGATGCGATTAGCTTCCAAAACACTGGCATTTTAACCGAAATCCTCGTTTCAACATCTACAGGCGTTGCGGCTTGGGGCGAATTAACCGCTACTATCTCCAGCGAATTGGCTGGAGCATTTACCATGATTCAATTGGGGCAAATGAAATTATCCGCGTTTATCCCTGTGGCAAAAGCAATGCTAGACATTGGGCCAGCTTGGTTGGATAAACATGTGAGAACGTTGTTAAGTGAAGCACTGGCAACACAATTGGAAGCTGCGATCGTTGATGGCGATGGTAATAACAAACCTTTAGGCATGACACGAGCGTTGACCGGAGCAACCGATGGTGTATACCCACAAAAAACAGCCGTCGCGATTACAAGCTTAGACCCCGCAGTGTTTGGAACATTGGCAAATACTATTTCACAAGGCCCGAACAGTAAACGTCGTGCCGTGCCTGAAATGTTGATGGTTGTCAATCCTGCCGACTATTACACAAAAGTATTCCCTGCAACAACTCCACGCGCCACGGACGGCTCGTACTCCTATGATGTGTTCCCGTTCCCAGTCAAGAAAATAATTTCACCCGCCGTCCCAGCCGGAAAAGCCGTGTTTGGATTGGCGTCACGCTATTTCTTCGGTTTAGGAACTGGAAAAGCCGGAAAGCTTGAATACTCAGACGAATATAAGTTTTTAGAAGATCAGCGTGTTTATTTAATTAAATTATACGGCAACGGTAGAGCATTAGACGAAAACGCCTTTGTTTTGGCTGACATTTCCGCACTCGTTCCTACCATCCAAACTGTGACGATCTCGGGCGTTGTTGCAACTGACGAAGTAGTCTAAAATTATGAAAGTGGAAGTAGTCCGACGGTTCAAAGACCTGCATAGTGGCGAAATCCACAGAGTAGGAGACATCTTGACTGTAAATAAAAAGCGGTTTGAAGAAATTCAAGCCGCTAAACATGTTTACTTGAAAGAAAAGAAGGTTGATAAATGATGCCTGAATTATTAGCAGCAGTTAGGAATTATTTGGATGTAACATGGGAAGATGTTGAAACCGATGAAAAATTGACAGGCATAATAGCTAGAGGAATTAGATATTTAAACAGCATTGCCGGGGCCAATATGGATTACTCTACCCCCGATAATCCACAAGCCCTACTTTTTGACTACTGCCGATATGCTTGGTCAAACGCTTTAGATGAATTTTCAAAGAATTATTTAGCAGAAATATTATTTTTGCAGATAACGGAAAACGTGAAGGCTTATGAAACAACAATTGTTTAATAATGGCAAAATTAAAATATACCAAGTAAGTGAAGTGAGTGAACCGGGGGGGATGCCGGTCGAAGGTATTTATGAATTGTTTGCGCACTTTAATTTTGAAGAACGTAAAATCGGAATAACAAGAAGGCACATGGCAATGCAAGATAATCAAAAGATTGATCGGTTAATTCGGATTTGGCAAGATCGCTACATTGAGGTTGATTTTATCTGCACAATAAATGATGGGTTCAACGCCGACGCACAGTACAGAATTGCGAAGGTTGACCATTTTCGTAACGATGACGGATTAAAGTTAACCGATTTGACGTTGGAAAGGCTGGATGATTTTTATGACATTGAATGATGTTAAAAATGCGCTGTTGACAGTGACACCAAAGGTATGGCACTACACCGCACCTTCGGACACAACTTGCCCTTATCTGATATGGATGGAAGACGGTCAATCTGAGGGACTTTATGGTGACGGGAAAATGGTAGCCCAAACAATCACTGGGAGTATTCACTATTTCACAAAAATTGAAAATGATCCTAATTATGGGGAAATTCAAAAAGCATTAAATGATGCTGGAATTCCGTTTTCTTTGGAAGCCGTGCAATTTGAAGAAGATACTAGAATTATTCATACACACTGGGATTTTGAGGTCTCGAAGGAGGTGTAAAAAATGGCGCGTATTATGTTCGGTGCATCAGAAGAATTTGAAATTCAGCTGAGCCGGTTAAAAACCGATATTGATGAAATAGCAGAAGCGGCTATTTTTGCCGGTGCTGAGATTATGGCAGATCAGATCAAAAATAATTTAGAAATGAGCTTGAGTCTACACACCACTGGTGGGCTGGTTGATTCTTTTGGAGTTACCCCGATTAAAAAAACCGGTGCGGGTTGGAGCGCTAAGATAGGCTTTGATGGTTACGATGATCACCCAAATAAAAAATATCCAAAGGGAATCCCCTATCAATTAATTGCGAGGGCTTTGGAGTCGGGGACGTCGACGTCTACTAGGGACCCACAACCATTTGTAAAACCAGCAATATCAAAAACACGGAAACAAGTTGAAGCAAAAATGAACCAAATAATAATGGAACGAACGAAAGAAATATTCGGAAATTAAAAAGCGCATCTGAAATGGTACTTTTTAATGCAAAAAAATAAAAGGAGAAAAACAAATGATAAAAATGCAATTGCAACTATTTGCAAGTCCGGAAACAGGTGTGAAAGGTTTAGTGTACGCCGTAATGTTAGATGAAACATTAGAAACATATGGGGCGGTTAAACCGGCCATCGGGTTGATGAACATGAAGATTTCCCCTAAATCGGATACGGCAAAATTGCCGGGTGATAATAAAATTATGGCCGTAGCAACAAGTGTTGGCGATATTGCTGTTGACTTCGAAGCGTGGGACATGCCGATGAGCGTTCAAGCTGATTTTTTCGGACACGTTTTAGATGCAGCTACTGGAATTATGGAATATAACGTCAATGATGTATCCCCCTATTTAGCGGTTGGTTATCAGCGGACAAAATTAGACGGGACAAACCGTTATGTTTGGTTGAGAAAAATAAAATTTGAAGAAATATCAGAGGAAAGTAAAACCGCCGAACCTGGTAAAACTTCTTTTCAAACACCAAAAGTTGTGGGGACGGCGATTGCTAATAAAGACGGTAAATGGAAAATAGTTGCCGATGAAACAACAAAGGGTTCACCGATTGTCGGATTTTTATCAACCGCACCGGGCATGACGGCGACTGATTTAATTGCCCCAACCGCGACCAGTGTACCGATTGATGCCGCTACAGGTGTGATTGGAACCGCTAATCTTGTATTAACATTTAACAAGGCCATTATGGCGGCCACTGCAATTGCGAGTAATATTTTTGTGATTAAAGCCGATGGCACAGCCGTCCCAACCTTGATTACAATCGACACCGCAAAATTAGTAGTAACGGTCGATCCGGTCGCAACTTTGACAACCGGCGCTTATATTCTCGTTGCTACAACGGGCGTAAAATCCGCAAGTGGTGTGGCATTAACAGACAACTATGTGGTTAACTTTACAGTTTAAATAATTATAGGGGGCTTAACGGCCTCCTTTTTTTTGAAAGGAATTATACATGAAATTAAAATTAGGTAAAAAAACATACGACACCGGAGCATTAAAAGGTTCAGTTTTATGGGAGTCGATGGAATTTGAAGATTTATTAAAAAAAGAAACAACCCCACTTAAGCAATTAAATATGATGGCCGAAAATGTCATCAAACTATACGGCAACCAATTCACAATTGAGGACATCCAAGACGGGTTAAGCGCAGACGAAGTGTGGGCCACGCTCAATAGTCAATGCTTTGGTGTCGGCATTAAATTGCAGGAAAAAATACAACCAAAAAACGAGTAGCCGGCGGTGGTACCGGGAAAATAATCACGCTATTTGAGTGGCTAAAAGAATTTTATTTAGCTAGATTAAATGATGGGGAAAAACTCACCAATATTGATGATATGGATATTTTTAAATATTTAGATTTAATTCATTATAAACAGGAAAAAATATATTTAGCAGAACAGAAAGCGGCGGAAGATGCCGGGCTATAATTATACAGAAAGGAGGAATATAAATGGCAGGTGGAAATAGTATCGGCCCTCGCATAGTGATTGAGGGAGAGCAGGCGTTTAAAAAATCGATCAGTGAAATTAATGAAAGCTACAAAACTTTAAAAACCGAAATGAAATCAGTGACGTCGGAATTTGACAAAAATGATAAATCACAAAAAGCGTTGTCCGCACAGAACGAGGTTTTGGCTAAGCAAATTGATTTACAGAAAAGAAAAATTGAAGAAACGACGACAATGGTCGAAAAATCAACGGCTGAATATGGGAAAAATGCTAAAAGCACGCAAGAGTTGCAGCGGTCTTTAAATTTAACGACCGCTGATATGAATAAGTTGGAATCACAGTTAGATTCTAATAATAAATCGATTGCATTACAAGATTCGCATTTGGAAAAGCTAGGTAAAACACTTGAAACCACGGGTGGAAAATTAAAAAATATTGGCGATGGCATGAGCAACGTTGGCAGAAATATGACGCTGGGCGTCACCGCTCCAATCGTGGGATTGGGTGTTTTATTTACAGGATATGCGAGCGACCTAGAAGAAAACATGAATAAAACTGAGGTTGCTTTTAAAGATAATGCCGGCGAAGTAGAAAAGTGGTCTGAAACAACCCTTGACGCCTACGGCATATCACAAGGCGCAGCGCTGGAAATGGCGTCACTTTTTGGTGATATGGCAACCGCTATGGATTTACCAACGGGAACAGCGGCGACAATGTCAACAAGTTTGGTTGGATTAGCGGGGGATCAATAAAGGTCCTCACTATTAGTAATAATAGTGTAATAAATTCGGTGAACTTACAAATGTAAGGTGTGGGGGAAACCCTGCTAACGATGGAAGTCTTTAGTATATAAATTTGAATAATTAGTTAAAATTATATACTAAAGATAATATCGTGCCAAGCAAGTTAATAAATTAACTTGAAAGGTGTAACGACTAGGATATACAACCTAAGTTTTAATATGGTTATGAAATCCGTACTGATGAGATGAAATTGCTCATCGGGAAGCGCCGAACATCCTTAATGGATGAAGAGATAGTCTACTCCGACATTTGAAATAAAATGTGTTAAAGTATTGGGCAACCAACGGTACAAAGGTTAGCAAGTTTTAAAAATATTGGCATTGACCAGGCGCAAACAGCCCTAAAAGGAATATTCACGGGTGAGGGCGAATCGTTATTAAATAGCGACGCAGCATAGAAATATGTTGCAGAAACGTTGTGAACCCTATTGTTTAGGGGTGTGATAATTAAATTTATTGCTAACGGTGAAAAACTAAATACATACTTTCTTCATTGGCGAAACGGAGGTAATTATGTACAAGTCAATACCGTGCCAAGCTTTATTAAACACCTGTAATGGGTGTTTTTTTATTGAAGGTGTAACGACTATCCGCAAGGAGTAGGGCGGGGGATAAACTACCGCCCGAAGCGCAACGCAACTGACCGCATAATGGCGAAGTTGAAGATATAGTCTACTCCCCTAATAAATATCGGGAAACCGAGGGTATAAAGGTAAAAACATTAGGAATTATCATGCAAGATTCCACCGTTTCAGCATACGCCCTAGCAACCGGGCAAGAAAAATCCTATGCTGAAATGACGCAAGCCGAAAAAGTGGCAATTCGTTACGCATATGTTATGGATGCTACGAAAAACAGTCAAGGCGATTTTGCAAATACATCTGATGGCACCGCAAACAGTTTACGAACAATGCAAGAATCGGTTAAAGAATTAGGGGCGTCATTTGGCAAAGAACTATTACCGGTAATCACGCCCATTATTCGGGATATTACCGATATGGTAAAAGAGTTTGGTGATTTAGATACTCAGACGAAAAAAAACATCATTGGTGCATTAGGATTAGCAGCGGTAGTAGGGCCATTATTGGTTGTTGGTGGAAGTTTAACCACTATTGTCGGCGGGGCAGCCGTTGCAATCGGCACGCTAAGCAGTGCAGTAGCAGTCATGACAACCGGCGCAGCAGCGGCAACACCTGCGATTGGAGCGATGGCCGGGGCATTGACATTTTTAACCGGCCCTGTGGGGTTGGTAATTGGAGCAGTTGCATTATTGGCGGTAGGCATCGTTGCCATTACGGCAAACACAAAAGATAATACCGAGGAACAAAAAAAAGCGATTCAAATTAGTAAGGATTATCTTAAAAGCAACGAAGACTTAACTAATTCAGTCACAAAATCATTAGACGCACAGAAAGATTCATTACTGCTGACTGAACAGAATGCCGTCGCCTCTGAAATATTAGCAACCAAGATTTTTGATTTATCTGAAAAAGAAAATAAATCGGTAGCTGAAAAAGATGCCCTGAACGCGATGCTGGCAGAGTTTAACACTTTAATGCCGGACATCAACCTAGCGATAGACACCGAAACCGGGGCATTAAACAATAACCGGGATGCTATAAGGGAAGTCATTGCCGAAATAGAAAAGAAAATCAGACTTGAAGCCGTGGCGGCGATGTTGACTGAAAATGCAAAGAAATCTGTGGAAGTCGCACAGGCCATGACCGCGAGCACTCAAGAAGTCACTAAAGCAAAAGAAAAATATGTTGCCACGCAAAAGGCGATTAATGATGGGATTATGACGGAAGGGGAAAAAACAGAAGCATTAAGGCTTGCAAAAATTCTTTATGGCGATCAGTTGGCTGGGATTAAAGGGTCGTATGATGGGTTGAAAACAAAACAAGATGAATTGACCGCCGCCGGGGATTTATATAATAGCTGGCTCACGGATGATACGGCGATGAAAACTTATATCACAAATGCCGGAACAATGGCAATCGGTACCGGAGCTGCAGTTACAACAGTTGACGAAGAATGGGATGCGTTGCACACAAAAACCATGCCTAAAGTATCGGAATCGGGAAGACTAACAGGGGCCGGATTCAACGCAGGACTATTAAGCACCTTGCCTGGGATTTTAACAACAGCACAGTTAATGCGGGATGCGGTTAATACTCCAATCGCACCGATGCCTGCTGAGTTAACTAAAAAAGGGGCAGAGGCTTCTTTTGGTTTAGGTGATGGGATATTATCTGGGACTCCGTGGACTTTGATCAATGCTCAAAATCTTCACGACGGAGTTAAAAATAATGTTAATCCACTAGAGCAGTTAGGGACGAATACGGGAGTCAATACCGTTACAAACATGGGTGCCGGTATTGATGTTAGTAAATACCTTACCGATGCGGCAGCTCAGGGCGTCTACGATGGGACAACCAGCAAATTAAACCCTCTAGGACAATTTGGGCTAGACACTGGCGGGTCTTTAAATTCAGGGCTAAATAAAGGCATGACGAATTACGGAGCCATCTCAGCTGCGATTGGTGGCGATGGTATCGGTGGTGTAGTTGGATGGATTATGAGCGCATTCAGGACAGGGTTTGATATGCATTCACCGGCCCGCAAAATGGAACCCTTGGGGGTTAATGTTGTCAAAGGTTTATTCGTCGGGATGAACGCGTTAGACTTAGGCAGTTTTGCGGATAGTATGATTCGCAAAATGTTAGATTCATTTCAAAAAGGTTCAGTCTCTGCAATGTCCCTATTTAAATCAATGGGCGAAAATGGTGGGGCATTATTAAAACGTATGGGGATTAACTTACCGACGTTTGGTTCATTGGTTGGCGGGATGTTTCCAGCAAGTTCCCAAGATATTACAAGTTCCTTCGGCTATCGGGAAAGTCCCGGGGGGATCGGCAGCAAATATCATGAGGGTGTTGATATTGGTGGGAGTATTGGGGACGCGGTGTGGTCTACGATAGACGGTTATATCACACAGGCCGGATGGGCCGGTGGTTACGGTAATATGGTAACCGTGGATAATGGATCAGGCATTGAAACCATTTACGCACATTTATCTAAAATCATGGGTTACGTTGGTGACTATGTCAATGCCGGTACGAAAATTGGTGAAGTTGGTAGTACTGGGAATTCGACCGGACCTCATCTACATTACGGGGTTTATGAAAATGGCGTGGCCGTCGACCCGATGACCTCCAATTTAGGCGGTAGCGCTGGCGGCGATGTTGCCTCATGGATCAGGCAAGCGATGGCGGCAGAAGGGGTGGGGATGGAGAATTTCAGCCATTTAATGGAAATTGCCATGAATGAATCCGGTGGAAATCCTGGGGCCATTAATAATTGGGATAGCAATGCTATGGCTGGGACGCCATCAAAGGGGTTGATGCAAACCATTCAGTCAACATTTGACGCTTATAACCCCGGCGGGAACATTTGGAATCCAATTGATAATGCCAGGGCGGCGATTCGGTACATGATTGACCGTTACGGCTCAATCGCCAACACGGGAACGCATGGATATGCAATGGGAACATTAAACGCTTCACCCGGCGTGCATTGGGTAGGGGAAAATGGCCCGGAATTAATGAGTTTTGCGGGTGGCGAAAAAGTCTATACTAATCAACAGTCGACTAATATTATAAATAATGCAATGGCAAAACAACCGGTAACTGTACAGCTTGTACTGCAGAATGGCACGAAACTAGCAGAGTATATGATCGATGATATTAATAACATGTTAGGCAATAAAACAGGTTTAGCGGGAAGGGGGATGGCATGAGTGCAGACGTAAAAATTGGCGATAAATGGCTTTCGGCTGATATGGGTTGGATTTTCAGCGAAAAGTCTATTTCGCCGCCGGAACCAAATTTAGTTTTAATAGAAATTCCGGGAACAAGTGCGGTGATTGATTTAACCGAATCGCTATCGGGGGATATCGAATATAAACAGCGGAAATTAGGGGTTGCGTTAATTTCGGACGATGGCAAAAAAAGTTACTATTCCAAATTTTCAGAACTGGCAAATACGATTCACGGCAAAAAAGAAAGAATTATATTTAGCGATGATGCTGGGTTTTTCTGGATAGGCCGGGTTGCTGTAACAAAAGCGGACCCGACGTTTTACGGGCAAACTGTTGAAATATCCGCCACGGTCGACCCGTATAAATACGAAGTAAATCCAGAGACTTATAGCATTAGTACATTCCCGGGGGATTTAACAATTGTGGGCAACAGAAAACACATCAGCCCGGTTATTACTTGCTCAAACGTCGGAATGGTTTCATATCTTGAAAATAATTATCCATTAACAGCAGGGATAAACAGAATACCTGAAATCTTTTTCGGAGCAGGGGAACACGTGTTGACGTTTGCCGGGAGCGGCACAACAAGCGTTGATTATCAGGGTGCGAGCTTATGATCGTTAGTTATAAAACGCAAATAGAAAATGAGGGGTGGAATATTCCCGTTATCGACGGGGCCACCTCCGGGACAGTCGATAAAGGGTTGCGACTGGAAGCGATAGCGATAACACTTCTGGATTTAAGCGGCCTGGACGTTCACATGGAATATCAAGCATATGTTCAAAACACAGGGTGGATGCCGTTACAAACCGATAATGGCATTGCCGGGACTGTGGGCTTAGGGTTACGGCTCGAAGCCATCAGAATTCGATTGACCGGGATTGATGCTAAAAAATACAGCATTAAATATAGGGTACACGTTGAAAATATTGGGTGGCAGTTATGGTGTGAGGACGGCGAAACGTCTGGCACTGAGGGCTTAGCATTACGGGCCGAGGCCATTGAGATTCGGTTAGAATTAATAAAAAATGATGTGGTCGTCGTGGTTCCTAACGACCCAGCCATTGACCCAACTAAAAAAATAATTACCGATATTCCACCAGGTACGAATTTATGCGCCTCGTACTCGACACATGTTGAAAATTATGGATGGGGCGCAGACGTAACAGACGGGCGGTTATCTGGACGCGTTGGGCAAGGGTTAAGAATTGAAGCCATTCGGATAAC